TCAGAGGATCACGAAGATGAGAAGGGCGGCAATGGCCGGGATGGCGAGCATCATGCCGAAGAACAGGTTGACGCCGAACTCGATCGTGTCTTCATCCGTGAGCGTGCGCGGGTCGGCGCTGGGCGTCGAAGCGAGGAAGAAGTTGGTGAGCTTGGACATGATTGACTCCTAGAGAGACTGGAGGATGTTGTTGACGTTGCGGGCGACTTGCAGGTACTTCTGAGCGATCGTCCTTTGTGCCCTTACCGAGGGTGTCGTGAGCATGTAGGACGTGAGCTCCTGTGCGGTCTTGAAGTCCGCCATTGCGGCGACCAGCACGTCGTGGACGAGGCATGCGTCGCGGCCGAGGCGGTGAAGGCGGATGGCCAGCACTTGATCGAACTCGGCGGCCTTCATGCCTGCTCCTGACGGATGAGGCGGTAGAGTTGGATCGCGATCGAGTACTCCATGGAGTCCGTCTCGACCTTCATGTCGCTCGCGAAGACATCGTCGTGGGACGACGTGAAGGAGCGAGACGTGATGACGAAGAAGTCCGCCAGATCGTCGAGAAGGCACGCGGCCGCGAAGGGGCTGCGCTTGGCGATGTCGCGGATGAGCTCTCGCACGTCCTTGATGTCGAGCTTCTGAAGCTCTTCGGTGATGAGGTAGAGATCCGCCTCATCGGGGCCGTAGGCGCGGGAGATGCGGGCGTCGATGCAGGCGCGGAAGTCGTCGAAGGTCATGGTGTTCTCTTTTGATTGGGAAATTGCAAGTGGTGTGCAACCATCTGCTACCAATCATCCTACACCAAATTGCAACCAAGTTGCATCCATTAGGGTGCAACTAAGGTGCATAAACGGACGGTTCTTTGATCCGTATCAACCAACCAGAAATAAGGGCACAAAAAAGCCCGCCGATGCGGCGGGCTTGTGGTGTAGAGCGGTGTAGTGGCGTTAGAAGGTGCTAAAGGATCCGCACACGACACCGATGACCTCGAGGCTGTGCTCGTCAGAGTGCAGGACCGGATAGTCCGGGTTCAGAGGTTTCAGGTCGAACCTCTCGCGGCCCGACGAGTCGTAGCCAGTCACGACATATTTCTTGAATGTCACCTCGGGCAGGACGCCAGAGGTCGACCGGGCGATGACGTAGTCGCCGGGAATGGGGGAGCGGCACGGGTCCACAAACAGTAGCTGACCTTCATGGAACAGTGGGAGCATGGAATCGCCGCGCACTCTGAGCGCGTAAGTCCTGTCCGGAACGGTTGCGGGCGCGATCGCCCACTCGTCGTACTGTTCTTGGCCGCCGTCGCACGGCATGCCCGCCTGAACATATGAAAGCACTGGGACCTTTTTGAAGTTGAGGGTGGCAACGGGAATCTGAGCGTCTAGTGACGCGTCTTGAACGTCGAGGGCGCCGACCGGAAGGCCTAGCTTCTCTTCGATCTGGCGCGCGACCCGAGGGCCGAAGCTTTTGGTTCCACGAAGCATGTCATTGATCTGCTGAGGCGACTTGCCGAGTCTGGCAGCGAGCTTTGAGCCGCTCCCAGCCCGCGTGGCGAGCCTAGCCAGATTGCTGATGCGGATCTGCTTGAGGTCGTCTTTTTCTATCGTACTCATGGTAAGTACCTCCTGTGCCTATTGTAATTTAGAAGGTGTATGCACGGCAACAACCTGAGCAACACTCGACAGGGGTGTTTTGTTGTATTATGGTGTACAACCGAACATCAACCGTTAAGGAGCATCAAATGACGCCCAAGGCACTTGAGTACTTCAAGTCACTCAAGCCGGTCGAGAAAAAGGCCCTTTGCCAGCGCGCAGGGATTTCTCTTCGCTGGCTTCATAACTGCATGTACGTCCAGTCAAAGAATTTCTCTTTGGACGTGGCCGAAAAGATCGAGATGATCTCTCGCGGCAAGATCACCCGAGAAGACCTGCGCCCCGACATCGACTGGACGTTGATCCGATGACGGATCCGACGGAGGTCCTATGCATTACTACACCCACAACATCGGCGAATTCGCGGCCAAGACCCGCTTCATGTCGCCAGAGGAAATCGGCATTTATGTCATCCTCAAGGACGAGTACATGCTGTCTGGTATGCGACTCGCATGCGATCGCATTGCGACCCTTATGCCACCGGAATGCGACGGCTCTCTGACGAGGGTTTTGAAGCGCTTTTTTGTTGAAGAAGATGGGTTCTACGTCTGCCGAGAGTTCGACGAGGAGCTCGACAACTTTAAGGACCGTGGCTCGATCAACGCCCAAAACGCCAAAAAACGATGGGAAAAGCGCAAGCAGGCATCCGATTCTGATGCGAACGTATGCGAACCGCATGCGACTTGCACAGATTCGCATGCGAATGAATGCCTAACCAATAACCAAGAACCAAAAACCAATAACCAAGAACCAAAAACCAATAACCAAGAGGAGGGGAAGGGGCCCGCCGCGAAGCGTCGTGCCTCTCCGAAAACCGCCATCCCCTTCAACTTCGGTTCTGCCATTCCGGATGACTTTGCGAAGTACGCCGCCGAGAAGTTCCCTGAGATCGATGCGGACGAAGAGTTCGCAAAGTTCATCGACTACCACGAGCGTGAAGGTTCCAAGTTCTCGAGCTGGATCGCGGCATGGAGGACTTGGCTCGCAAACGCTCGGAAGTTCTCCGCAGAGAGGCCTGAACGCAAACCCGCTGCGCCAGCTCGTCGTCCTACCGACCCTCAGGCCGGATGGGTGTCGACTCAGACTCCGATCAATCCGCCACCTCTCTTCACGCCTGAAGAACGAGAAGCCATGAAGAAGAAGCTTCAGGCTCAAACCGCAATGTTTGCCAAAACGGACAAGAACTTATGAACCAGTCGCTAGCCGAAATCCTTGGACGCCTCACCAAGATCACGAGCGAGAAAAGAGCCGCCAGAGGCACTGTCGCTCCGACTCCGAAGGATCCCGCTCTCGTGCGCGAGATCGAGGCCCTTCGCGTCGAATTCACCGAGAAGGGCATTCCCTTCACCGAGGGAGCCCTTGAGGGCATGGCTGAAAACCGACTCCTTCATCGCAGGGCTGAAGAGCAGAACGCGGCACGGTTCGCCCAGACCGCCGCAATCCCGCGCCGCTTCGCGAAAGCCTCTCTGTCGGACTTCATGCCGCTTGACGGCGTTCAGGCCGCCGCATTCGAGAAGGTCTGCGCGTGGTCGCAGGGCGTCATGGCCGGCGAGACCCCGTGGCTGATCATTGCCGGATCCTGGGGCACTGGCAAGTCCCATATGGCCTGTGCAGCCCTCAACAGCCTGCGCGAGTGCAAGGGCATGACCGTCCGCTTCGTCGCTTGCCTCGACCTCGTGCGCGCCGTTCAGGACACCTACTCGAATGACTCCGACACGACTGAAGCCAAGATCACTGCCGACCTGTCTCGCATTGACGTCCTCTGTCTCGACGACGTAGCAGCAGACCCAACGGCTTTTGAGTCGAAGCTTCTGACTCGAATCCTTGACGCCCGCTACCGCAACGACCGACCGACTCTGATCGTTACGAACCTGTCGATCCGGGAGAGGGGCGGGAAACTCTCGGAGTTCGACGCCTTTGTCGGCAATTTGGTCGCCTCGCGCGTCCATGAATGCGCCACATACGTGGATTGCACGACCACCGATTTCCGCCGCATGGCGAGGAAGTGAGAACCCAAAGATGAACCAGCCCAATCAACGCAAAAGAGGCCCCAACGACTACACGTTCTTCGAACTCTGCGACCGTTACCCCGTCTTTTCTGACATCGACACGAGGAATCGGCAGGCTACAGAGCTCTGGGATGAGGTCACTGGGGATCGCATTCAAGTCGAGACGGTCGGCACCACGACCAGAGTCAAGAGAATCCGCGCAGGAGAGGACCGCGCTTTCGTCCTCGAGGTCTTCAAGACATCGAGCCGAGACGCCGCACGAAACAAGCACTACGGCGTCGTAGGACGCATCCAGAGACAGGGGATCTAGACGCACTGTCGAGGTGTTGAACATGACGGCTTCTCCGTGGGGTGGTTGTCGGACGTGTTGGGGAACACGCCTTCAATCATCCCACGGGCTTTACAGGAGGGAGGATCAATGCCCGAATTTTTGAATTACGACTTTTCCCCACTTCTGGTGGGGTTCACGATCGCCGCGATCATCCTTGCAATCGCAGGAATCGGCGGACGCATCAAGTAACCGCTTGCATCGTTAAGCGGCTTTTGAGACTATGACGCCAACAAAAGGAGGCTTGAGAATGAAAGAAACAATGATCACGGACGAGGACTTCTCGCCGACCGAGCTTGATGATGGCTCAGTGAATCTCCCGAAAATGGGTGAGCGCTGCCTTTTCCTTCTGAGGGCATGGCCGCGCCCTGACGGGCGTGTCGTGCATCGTGGCTTCAGGGCCTTCGGCTACCGCGAAGACACTGAGGTCGTCTACCTGCCCTACCACCGCGCCCACGTTCCAACTGTCTGCGTGAAAGGCTGGGTGCGTGTCTCCGGCCCGCTCTATCACGACGGTCATCTTTGAGGAGGAATGCATGACAGCACTTTTCACAATCGACGAAGACCCCGTGATCAAGCGCACCGTTCACAAGCTCGAGGCGGCACTCGACTGCATCACGATTGAACGTGCTCAGGAGCACAAGAATCGACACGTCTGGGACCGCGCAGACTCTCGAGGCCGCATTCGGGAAAGCCTTGTCATCGCCCGCAAGGGGATCGAGACGATGCTCTGGCACATGGACCTCTCAGATCAGGAGCGTCTCAAATGAAGCCGCGCGGCATGTACGCCCTCGGTCGCCTGAAGGCGGGTGAGATGAACCAGACCGAAGCGGCCTACGCCGAGACGCTCGAGGCCGCCAAGCTCGCAAGCCAGATCGTCTGGTATGCCTTCGAGGGCATCACCCTCAAGCTTGCAGACAACTGCCGCTACACGCCTGACTTCATCGTCATGCGTTCCGACGGTCAGATCGAGATGCATGAAGTCAAAGGCTACTGGACTGAAGATGCACGGGCAAAGATCAAGGTCGCAGCGAACAAGTTCCCGTTCCGTTTCGTCGCGGTCTACAAGCAAGCGAAAAAGGACGGCGGCGGCTGGAAGATCGAGGAGTTTTGATGATCCCCAAGGAGCACGAACAACGCATCCGCAATTGGGTGCGGGCAAACAGGGAATGCAAGAAGGTTCGCAAGGGCGCAACCCTCGCCTTCTGTGAATCCCTTCGCTACCTCTACGGCGTACCGGAAGGAGAGATCCCCACTGGCTCGTCGAAGGTTCGGGCGATCGATCTCGAGGACGCCACACTGCTCGACGAGGCTTTCCGTGATGAGCGCATGACGGACCTCGCCAGAAAGATCATCAGGCTCGAGTACTTCACGCACCTGAAGCCCGCCGTCATCGAGGGCAGGCTCTCTCTTGTGCACATGACGTACTCCTCCCACAAGGAGCGGGCAGTCCGGCACTTCTTCGCCATCGTCGACTTGCACGAAAGGAAAAAGAAAGGCATACTATCGGGGAAGTAGGAAGCAGTTGGCTTACGGTTTACGCCGCAATCTCCCGTGTGGGAGCTTTGTCGTACCCGAAAGATAAGTGCTTACGGATAGAAGCTTGAAGCTCGTGAGGTGATCCTCGCGGGCTTTTCTTTTTTAGGGAAGCGCATGCCGCTCTTCACAATCTGTCAGTGGCCTGGCTGTCGCAATCCTGCGCCATACGGCGAGCGCTTCTGCTCTGCTCACAAGAAGCGAGGCGAGGCCCGCGTGGCGCAGTACAAAGCTGAAAGAGAGAAAGCGAGAGAAGCTCGCCGTTGCAAACGCACTGGCTCTTCAGCAAAGCGCGGCTACGGCTATCGTTGGCAGAGGCTTCGAGCGGCTTTCCTGCGCGAGCATCCTCTTTGTGAGGCATGCCTGCTGCAGGGACGCGCAACCCCCGCGACCGACGTCGACCACATCAAGCCTCATCGAGGCGATCAAGATCTGATGTGGGATGTCGACAACCTGCAGGCGCTATGTCACGCCTGTCACTCGAAGAAGACAGCACGAGAAGACGGAGGCTTCGGCAATGCGGCGCGACTGGACAAAGATCAGAGAAGTTCTTGAGGACATCGAGGCTGACTGTCTCGACGAGAAGCTCTCCTCGCTTGAGGAGAAGGCCAGACGCCTTCGGTCGCTCGGCGAGGAAAGCTCCGAAGAGGATGTGTACTACGGTCACCTCCTGCTCGCCATCGAGGCCGGACTGGTTGCAGGCGTCGAGATCGATCTCGGCGTCGCGCCTCCGCCTCCTTGGCAGTACAGCTCGACTGTGCCGCGCCTCACGATGTCCGGGCACGACGTGCTCGACAGCATGAGATCATCTGCAGTCTGGTCGAAGCTCAAGACGATCGCGGTCGAGCAGTCGCTCCCAATCACCATCGAGCTCATCAAGGCTGTGGCGGCCTCCCTCGTGAAGATTTAATCTATCGAGAGTGGTGGGGTGGGTTGAAACTCTTTATTGGTTTGCTCTAGACCGCGCCCCAACCTCATTTTCTGCACATGCAATTCGCATAGTTTTGAAAAATGCCGAGACCTCGAACTCCTGATGCCGTGAAGGCCGCGACCGGCACGCTCCAGCCGTGCAGGCGAGAGCCCGTCGTTTTGGCCTCGACGGCCAAGCTCACGGGCACTCCGCCGCCGCTTCTGACGAAGGACGCGCGTGAAGCCTGGAAGCTCGCTGTGAGCTGCGCGCCTGAAGGCGTGCTGACTGCGCTCGACGTCACGGTGCTTGAGCGCTGGGCGAGAAACTACGCGCTCTACAGAAAGATTTCAAAGGCCCTCGAGGCCGAAGACGTCGTGCTTCTCAACGAAGACGGCACGCCGTCGGACAAGTTGAATCCGCGCTTTAATGCGCTAATAAAAGTTCAGCAGGTGATGATGGCCTGCGAAAAGGAGCTCGGCTTTACGCCCGTCTCGCGCGCCCGCGTGAAGGCCGACGCGTCGACCGAGGAAAGCAACGATTTCGATGGCTTCTAAGGACTACTGCTCTATCGCTCGCCGGTACATCGACGATGTGCTGGGCGGCAAGATCCCCGCCTGCCAGTGGGTGAAGCTTGCGTGTCAGAGACAGAAAGACGACCTCACTCGCTTCGGCGATCGAGGTCGTTTTCTTTTTGACGAGGCGAAGGGCAATGAAGTCTGTCGCTTCATCGAATTGCTCACTCACACAAAGGGTGAGCTTGCCGGTACGCGCATCAAGCTCGAGCCTTGGCAGGTCTTCATCCTGACGACTGCCTTCGGTTGGAGACGTCGTGAGGACGGCGGGCGTCGCTTCCGGCGCGTCTACATTGAGGTGCCTAGGGGCAACGGGAAATCCTGTCTGTCATCCGGCGTCGGCCTCTACTGCCTTGTCGCAGACAAGGAGCCCGGCGCTGAAGTCTACTCGTTCGCGACTACGCGCGATCAGGCCAAGATTGTCTTCGGTGACGCGAAGCAGATGGCAGCGACGAACGCTCCGTTGCGCGCCCGCTTCGGGCTCGACGTACTGGCGAATGCCTTGTACGTCCCGCAGACAAACAGCACGTTTCAAGCGAAGAGCGCCGAAGGCTCGACCCTTGACGGCTTGAATACCCACCTCGCCGTAGTCGACGAGCTACACGCTCACAAGACGCGCGACGTCTATGACGTCGTCGAGACGTCTCTGGGCAAGCGCCGCTCGTCTCTGCTGTGGGTGATCACGACGGCCGGCTTCAACACTTCGGGCATCTGCTACGAAGTGCGGACCATGGTGACGCGAGTCCTCCGCAGGGAGGCCGACGACGAAACACAGTTCGGCGTCATCTTCGGAATCGATGACGGTGACGACTGGAAGACGCAGGCCGCGCTCATCAAGGCGAATCCCAATTGGGGCGTCTCGGTTCGGCCGGAGATGATCGAGAGCCTGCAGAAAAAGGCGATCGCTCTCCCGTCCGCAATGAACAACTTCAAGACGAAGCACTTGGACGTCTGGTGCTCGGCCTCGAGCGCCTGGATGGACATGGGGGCGTGGGGCCGCGCCGAATGCTCCGCAAACCTTGACGACTTCGAGGGATGTGAGTGCTACATCGGCCTCGACCTTGGCTCAAAGTCTGACTTGACCGCGAAGATCCTGATCTTCCCGCGCGTCGAGGACGACGACAGGACTCACTACTACGTCTTCTGCCAGTGCTACCTGCCGAGGCGTGCAGTCGAGACCAGCGCGAACGCTCAGTACTCAGGCTGGAGCGAAGAGGGCCTGTTGCGCGTGACTGAGGGCGCAATGACGGACTTCAACGTCGTCGAGGAAGAGATCCGCTCCGACCTCAGCCGCTTCAATGTCCTCGCGATCGTCTACGACCCGTGGCAGGCGACGCAGCTAGCTACAACGCTTGCGGACGACGGCGCTCCGATGATCGAGTGCCGTGCGACCGTTCAGAACTTCAGCGACCCGATGAAGAGCCTTGAGGCGCTCGTCCTCGATGGTCGCCTGCATCACGACGGCAACCCCCTGCTCACATGGATGATGGGGAACGTCGTTGCGAAGGTTGACGCCAAGGACAACATCTTCCCGCGCAAAGAACGCTACGAAGAGAAGATCGACGGCGTCGTCGCTCTCATCATGGGGCTCGGGAATGCGCTCACGGGCGATGGCGACCGTTGGGCAGGCATGTCCACATCCGCCGAGGACACTTTTTTTGCTTGGTAAAGCTTTATGTTTGTACGCCGCTTAATCAATTGGGTGGCGGGTTGGGGCGGCCCGATGGGCACTTCGTCGGGCATGCAGCTCGCACAGCCCATCGAACCCGTCATTGACCAGACGCGCCTGCTGCCGTCCGATGCGGCGCTTCAGATCTCCGCCGTATTCTCGTGCGTTGAGCTTCTGGCGAACACAATCAGCACTCTTCCGTTGTTCGTCTTCCGGCAGGAAGGCGACGGACGAGTGCCGGACCGCAAGAGCCGCCTGTGGATGCTCCTGCACGAGCGCCCGAATGCCTGGATGACGCCGTCTGAGTTCATCTCGACGATGGTGGTCAATCGACTGCTTCGTGGCAACGCCTATGCGCGCATTGAGCGAGACGGTGAGGGCGAGCCAATCGCCTTGATCCCGCTTTCGCCGGATCAGATGGAGGTGTCGGTCGTCGAGGGTGGTGAGGTCTACACGTACTACCAAGACGGCGTGATTTCGGTGATGGCGCCTGAGAACGTGATCCACTGGAAGGGAATGGGCAACGGATTTGTCGGTCTCTCTAAGCTTGAGTTCATGCGGGCCTCGCTCAATGAAGCGGTCAAGGCGCAGGACAACGCAAACTTGCTTTACGGCAAGGGCTCGAAGCCTTCCGGCGTTTTGCAGACTGACAGCTCCCTGAGCGACGAACAGCTCAAGAAGCTCATGGAGCGCTTCGGCAAGCAGATGACCTCTGCCGGCGGCGGCCTTCTGATCGCCGACCGTGGGCTTCGCTACTCGCAGCTCTCCCTGTCGCCGGCCGACGCCCAGCTTCTCGAAACCCGCAAGTTTACGGTCGAGGAAATCTGCAGGTGGTTCGGCGTGCCGGGCGTTCTTGTCGGCTCTAATGCACAGACGACATGGGGATCCGGCATCGAGCAAATCACGAAGGGCTTCCACACGTACACGATCAATCCTCTCTGCACGAGCTTTGTGCAGGCGCTCGAGCGCAGGCTGATCCCCGTCTGGGAAACCGACGTGACGATCGAGTTCAAGACCGAGGCTTTCCTGAAGGCCGACCAGACGACTCAGGCGTCGTACTACGCGACCATGGCTCAAAACGGCCTGATGAGTCGCAACGAGATACGCAAGCTCGAGAACCTCCCGCCCGTTGACGGCGGCGACGACCTGACGACTCAGAGCAACCTTGTCCCGATCAATGCCATGACGGCGGTGCCTGGTGAAGGGCATTCACCCGACGATGGTTCGATTGTGAGGCAGTGACTATGACTATCTACAAAAAGATTTCGCTTCAGGACGTTGACCTGAAGTTCGAGGGCGGGGAGTCCCGCCGTTTCAGCGGCTACGCCTCCGTCTGGAATGGCAATGACTCTTACGGCGACACGATCCGCCGTGGCGCTTTCGCCAATACGCTGAAGACCTACGGCATGCCCAAGATGTTTTTCGGGCACAAGTGGGGTCTGCCTGTGGGCAAGTGGACGAACGTGTACGAAGACGAGAAGGGCTTGCGCGTTGAAGGCGAATTCACGCCCGGCAATCCCGAAGCCGACGCCGTCCTCGCTGCGCTCAAGCACGGCACGGTCGACGGACTGTCGATCGGCTTCACGCTTCGTGACGGCACTGCGGCCTACACGGAGAAAGAGGAAGGCGGCCGTGACTTCACGGACATTGGTCGCCTCCTCGAGGTGAGCATCGTGTCCTTCCCTGCCGACAGCGCCGCCCGCATCACCGAAGTCCGATCCGAGGATGTCGATGATCTGAAAACAATTCGGGACTTCGAAAACTTCTTGCGGGATGCAGGCGGTTTCTCGAAGTCCGTCGCGACGAGCATCGTCGCAAAAGCCAAGAAGATTTTCGCTCAGAGGGAGTCTGAGGATGAAAAGTCTGCGGCGCTTCTGCTCGAAAAGCTCCAGAAGCTTGAGCAGTCTTTTTAACCAATGAGGTAAACCTATGAACGAAGAAACCATCAAGAGCATCGTTGACAAGATCGATGCGATCGGCGCCAAGATGGCCGATCAGAACACGAAGTCCTCCGCCGACATGCAGCGCCTCGGTGACGAGCAGGCCAAGCTCGCCCGCCAGCTCCTTGAGCTCCAGCAGAACGGCCTGAAGCGTCAGGACCAGAAGCCCGAAGTCAAGTCTGTCGGCGATCTCTTTGTCGAGTCTGCCGGCTTCAAGGCGATGGCCGACGGCTCCTGCCGCGCCGCCCGCTTTGAAGTCGCCGAAAAGGCCGCCGAATTCAAGGAAGCCGAAAACCCGATCGTCACCCCGACTGGCGGCATCGTTCAGGCCTATCGCCGTCCCGGCATCCTCGCCGGTGCCTTCCGTCCGCTCACGATCGAAAGCCTCTTCCCGACGATCCCCGTCGCCACGAACGCTTACGAGTACGTGCAGGAAAACGAGGCCAAGAACGTCAACGGCGCGGCCTTCGTTGCTGAAGGCGCTCAGAAGCCCTTCGGTTCTACGAACTTCGAGCTCAAGCAGGGCACGATCTCCACGATCGCTCACCTCGCCCGAGTCTCCAAGCAGCTCATGGCCGACGCTCCCGCTCTGGTTGCCTACATCAATCAGCGCCTCGTCTACGGCATCGACCTGGTCGTTGAAGACGAACTCGTGAAGGGCGACGGCTCGACCAATCACCTCGGCGGCATCTTCAAGGAAGGTAACTTCACCGATCACGGTGCCACGCAGGAGGATCTTGGTGCTAACGCGACGCTCATGGATCTCATCCTCTTCGCCAAGACCAAGGTCGAGCAGGCCTTCTATCGCCCGAACGTGATTCTCATGAATCCGGTCGACTGGTCTTCGATGATGATGCAGAAGAACAAGAGCGGCGACTACTACTTGGGTCACCCGGCTTCTGTCGCTCCGAAGGCTCTCTGGGGCCTTCCGGTGTGGGCTACGCCCGCTATCGAGAAGGGCAAGTTCATGGTCGGCGACTTTACTCAGGCCGCCACGCTCTGGACGCGTCAGGGTCTTACGGTCGAGATGTTCGAGCAGGACGTCGACAACGTCCAGAAGAACCTCGTCACGATCCGCGCCGAGCGCCGTCTCGGCTTCGGCGTCGAACGTCCGGCCGCTCTGTGCGGCGGTTCTCTCGCCCTTCCGGTCTAATTAAAGGAGAAGTCTGATGGCAGTCGATACCGCCACTGCCCTCCCGGCGGTTAGCCTGGAGGCGGCCAAGGCGCACCTGCGCATTGACCACTGTGCGGACGACGATCTCATCAGAGCGCTCGTGCTCTCCGCCACCGAGCGAGCAGAGCACGAGTTGCAGCGCGGCCTGATCACGCGCGAGGGCACCGTCGGCTTCGGAGAAGATCCGACTGACGTGCCGGCGTCGATCCGGCAGTGGATTCTGATGCAGGTCGCGCACTTCTACGAACAGCGTCAGGCCGCAACGACGGGCGAGCTCAAAAAGCTCCCCTTCGTTGACGCCCTGCTTGATCCCTATCGGACTTGGTCATGAACGTTCCCGGCATCGGCGAGCTCAACAGGCGCGTCAAGATTTACCACACGGTCAGCCTCCCTGATGAGCGACTCGGCTTCACGAAGTCGAGTCTCAAGGAGGATGTGCTGTGGGGGAAGCTTGAGCCAGTTGGCTCCGGCATCTACTACGGCTCGAAGCAGGTTGAGTCGGGCGTCACTCATCGAGTGATCGTTCGCTCGATCCCGGGACGAACGCGACCTCGGGATTTCAAGGGTGTGACGGAGATCTTTATCGACGGCACGACCTACCGCCTGCGACGCGTGGCCGACCTTGGTGGCCTCGACCGCTTCACGGTTCTTGATGTTGAGGAGAAGGGCGATGCTTGTAGCATGCCACGTCGACCCTGGATTCAAGGCGATTGACTACGACCCGAAGCCGCTGAAAGTCGCCTTGAGAAAGGCAGGCAATGAGGTTCGCAAACTTGCTCGAAAGAAGATCAGCCGCCGGAGAGCGTCAGAAATTTTGTGTCCATGGGATAATCGGAGCCCGCCAAACGGGTGCATCCAATGAACACGAACACCAAACGCAATTCTCGTAAGAAGTCCAC